CTCAGTCATTGCTGCTCGTCGTCGTGCTATCTCTGATCGTGGACTCTATGATCCTTCCCGCGTTTCAGAGAACAATATTAACTCTGATAACCCCTCGGCCAAGATTCCTGTCCGTCCAGCAGCTTATGGTAAACCTCTCAGCGAGGCTTACTTTCCTATCCCTTTCAATGATAACCAATCTGGCATCTCTCTCCAAGAGATACAAGGTATTGTTAAGTTAGGCGAGGTAATTCTCGGACAGAATCCTGCAAGGCAAGGACAGTTTGTCAAGGGGAATAAAACACGGACTGAGTACTCGGATGTGATGAATAACTCCAATGGGCGGGACCAGAATATATCTCTCCTATACGAGGCACAAGTATTCACACCTATGAAAGAGATGTTCAAGATCAATGTGCTCCAGTATCAAGGGCCTTCCTCTATATACTATGAGGCACAAAAGAAGATGGTGGAAATTGACCCCATTAAACTACGTCAGGCTATTGTCAAATTTAAGGTAACCGACGGATTGGCGCCAGCATCTAAACTAATGAATGCTGATGCCTTTCAGACTTCCCTGCAAGTTATCGGCTCATCCCCTCAAATTGGTGCAGGATATAACATAGGCCCAATGTTCTCGTATCTTATGAAATCCCAAGGTGCGCTAATTGGTGATTTCGAGAAATCTAAAGAACAAGTGGCTTATGAACAAGCAAGCAATCAATGGTTCCAGATGGCACAGTTAGCAGTATCTAAAGGCGAGCAATGGAGTATCCCACAACCTGTGCCTGAACAGTTTGGTTATCTTGTGAATGGGCAATTACAACAGACTACCCAGAAACCTGATGCACTAGCAAGTTTCCAAGCAACTCTGTCGGCAACTGCTGAAGCATCACAACAACCCCAATGATCGCAAGGATAACCAATGGCACGCCAACTACCTAATTCATTCACCCGTTATCAACTCTCTGAGGAGGAACAACTTAAAGGACAAATCTTAACTACAGAAAATGCACACTTTATACAGAATCTTATTTCGGATGCTGCTGAATCTAAGTTAGCTATGAAATTTGATCCTAACAATCCCCTCCATTTCGCACAACAAGAGGCGGAGTTAACAGGGCAGATCGGTGTCTTAAAAGCTCTGCTAGACTTCTCTCTTTCGGCTCAGGCCACTCTACGTAACTCACAGGAATAAATTATGTCTTTCTTCTCTAACATTTTCGGTTCAACTTCCCAAGCTGCATCTAGTGGGCCAACTCCCTCCGCCCCCGCAGTAGCAGCTCCTGTACAACCAACTCCGCCAGCGGCGCCAGTCTCCCCGCTCGATAGTTTTAGCTCCCTGTGGGAACCTACTGCTACACCATCTGGCGTAGATGGCACATTACCCGGAAACATATTTGCTGGCGCAACTCTAGACAATATGGTTAAGGCTTCTCGCAATGTTGATTTTGCTAAGAGTATCCCACCTGAGATGCTCGCTAAGATCACAGCAGGAGGCCCAGAAGCTGGAGCAGCTTTCCAAGCAGTGATCAATGATATTAGTCAACGAGCTTATGCTCAATCTTCTTTTGCTGCAACTCAGATCGTTGAGACTGCACTTAAGAAGTTCAATGAAGGTCTGGACACCCGGCTCCCTTCACAAATTAAAAAACACCAAGTTAGTCAAAGTATCCGTGAGGATAATCCTGCATTAGTGCATCCTGCTGCTGCTCCTATCTTAGAAGCTTTGCAGGCACAGATGGCAGTTAAGTTTCCAACCGCATCAGTGGAAGAGATTCGTAACCAAGCTAAGCAGTATTTAGTTGCATTTAATTCAGCATCTAATCCCACAAAACCCACAGCCGTTCCGGTCGCAGAAGATTGGGGCAAATTTTTCGGTTAACTATTTAAGGAAACTATAATGCCATTTGTCCGAACTATTGTTCAAGACGGTGGGCTAGAACGTATCATGCGCGCAGGGGATGGTTGGGACAATCCAGTCCTAGCTGTCGTATCTGCAGATGCAAATGCTACTATTACAGCCCCCCAAATTATTGGTGGAGTTATTCAATATACTGGCTTCACCGTGGGCCGAAATCTCACTACTGACACTGCAGCTAATATTTTAGCCGCTATGCCAACTATGGACATTTCTGATTCGTTAGGTTTCACCATATCTATCATTCCTGCCTTCGCTGGTACGTTTGTTGCAGGTACTGGTGTAACTCTAGCTGGTCGCCCAACTTGCCCAGCAGCTACCAGTGTGACAGTCTACATTACGAAGACTAGCGCAACTACAGTACTCTGGACCGTTCTGTAATCTTTTATTTTTCAACCTCCTAACTTAAGGAATTTCTATCATGCCTATGGTTCGTCCCCTTGTACAAGATGGAGCACTAACCCGCTCCTCCCGTTCTGGAGATATGGTATTTAACCCTTCTATCCTAATTGTTGCTGCTGATGCCAATCGTACGCTAACTGTTGCTGATATTTCGGGTAACGCTATTGTCTTCACTGGCTTCACAGCTGGCCGTACACTGACAACTGATACAGCCGCCAATATGCTTGCAGCTAATCCTTCTATGGATATTGGCGATTCGTTTCAGCTTGTTATCTCAGTAGTTCCTGCATTCGCTGCAACTTATGCTGCGGGTACAGGTGTTACGTTGGCTGGCCGCTCTACTACCCCAGCATCATCGTGGTCTATGGTTTATGTTACTAAAACATCAGCCACTGCGATGACTTGGACTGTGCTGTAATTCTTACCCCAACAACTCTCTTATCTAAAAGGAAACCAAAATGTCTACTGGTATTTTCACAACATCTAATCTGACAACTGACTCAGCTAAGAAGTCATTTGCGGGGATGATTACTCGCCTGATGCCTAATGGCTCTGCTCCTCTGTTCGGCATGACTTCTATGCTCCAAACAGAAACAGCAGTTGCTACAGAGCACGGGTTTTTCACCAAAACTATGTTGTTGCCTGAAGTAACTACTTACGGTTCAACTCATACAAGCGCTGACACGGTTATCAACGTGTTGTCTACAGCTAACATCTTGCCTGGCATGATCATGCGGATTAACAATTCTGCTTCTTTCGAGAATATTATTGTTAACAACGTGATTTCTGCCACACAGTTGCAAGTGACTCGTGCTGTTGGTACTGTTGTTGCTGCAACTATCCCAGTATCTACTGCAATGTATCAAGTTGGTAATGCGTTTGAAGAGTCCTCTCTGCGCCCCAACTCTTTGATCATCAACCCTGTGCGTATTACCAATTTTACGCAGATCTTCCGTAACACTTGGGCTATCTCCGATACAATTCGTCAGACAATGATGATTGCTGGTGATACCAACGTTGCTGAGTCTCGTACAGATTGCGCTAAGTTCCACGCTGCTGATATTGAGAAAGCTCTGTTCTTCGGTCAGAAGTCTCAAGGTACTCGTAATGGTCAGCCTTTCCGTACAATGGATGGTTTGATTAATATTGTGGGTACTGCTGCTAACTACCCTTCGTACTACAACTCTGTCACTAACGTGTACACTGCTGGAGGTACTACAACTTACCCACAGTTGGAAGGTTTCTTGGACCCTATGTTCAATCAGAACACTGATCCAACAATCGGCAATGAGCGTGTTCTGTTCGTAGGCGGTACTGCTAAGAAAGTAATTACCCAAATTACTCGATTGGCTACTGGTTCCTACTACCAGATCATGGATGGCCAAACTAGCTGGGGTCTGCAATATTCTACAATCAAGACAAGTCGTGGAGCATTCCAGCTGATCGAGCACCCACTGTTCAACTCTAACACAACTTGGTCTAAGATGGCAGTTGGTGTTGACCTCTCTACATTCCGTATGGCTTACTTGGGTGACCGTAAGACACAGAACAAAGAGTTCAACAATGATGCTGATGCCAATGACAACGGTATTGATGCAGTAGGCGGAACCCTGACAACTGAGGTAACTTGTGTTGTTAAGAATCCTCCAGCTAACGGTGTGGTATATAACCTCACTGCTGGCGCTGCGGGCTAACCTCTCTCCTGTGAGTGGTGCGGTTTTTCTGGTATGGTTTTCCGTAATAAACTATACTCCACTTTTCTCACTAC